TTATCGATGATGTCAAAACACGAAAAATTTTTGATAATCCTGAAAAACCAGATCTTGATGCGTTCCATCATCTCTGGGAAGAAGCTATAGCTGGCTATGAGCGATCTGTTTTTGGTCTGCCTGCCTATGAAAAATATAGGCACAGGCTTGATGAGAAAACAGTTTCTGACTCTAAAATGGCTGAAGAACAAATTGCTGCTTGGAAGAAATGTAAGGAAGGAATTCTGAACCATTATCGTTCAAACCTTGAGGATGCTAAAATCAAGCTCGAAGGTCGTGCAGCAATGAAACCTGAACCATTCCGTCAACAGAATGGTCAGAAGAAAAAGATAAACAGAAAGAAAGGAACGAGCTCTTTGAAGCCCGTCCAAAAATTTTTTGAAGAATTGCGTTTGGGGAAGAAACCGGATGAACCGGTGAAGGAGGGATTGAAACCCGTTAAACCTACCCAAAGCAATTATTATTCTGCAGCCCCGCAAGACAGATGGTGTCACTTTTGCTTTCATCGGCATAAAGTGAATGTTCCGTGTACTGCTGTTGGTAAGTGTTTTACAACTTTCAATGGCCGATATTGCGAGGGTTGCTCAAGAGCCCGATGGGCTATGGAAAAAGAGACCCCAGAGAAATTGGAAGGCCCCGCGGCTTCCAAACCGGTGTCACAGGAGACTATAAGGAGTGCTTTGATGTATCTCTGGAATGGCCAAATGTGTATTGGTACTGGTGTCTTATTGAAGATTGGAGGTAATAGCGATCCTATTCGTTATTACGCAAACACCCACAACGTCAAAGCCGCTACAGGCATGTCGTTTGGGAACTTGACTAATGTCGTTCCCATCTTGAAAGAGAAGTGGAGTGTTGGGCATGCTAGTGATTTATCAAGCATCTCCTCCGCGCTTGTTGGAAAATACATGGAGCAAGGCACCAAGCCTTTGCCTGTTGTTCGAGCTGAGGTTACTGATGTTCCTCAGGTTGCAATGTGGTATGGTTTGGATCCCGAGACTCGAACAGAGTTTCAGGTGAGTCCCGGTTCGTATATTGTGCGGAATAATGAGATTTTCCACAATTTTGCGACCGCAAAAGGATCTTGTGGGAGCATTTTGGTTGCTCCAGGTGGTGGCGTTTTGGGTATTCATTGGCGGGAAAAAACAATGAACCCCGAATATCCTAATGCTGCTATCCCCATCATTGATTTAAAAGTGTAAGCCCACCCAAAGTGGTGGGCCCCAAGAACGTTGGAATACGTGAGGAAATAGTTTATCGAGTCTGGAGCCAGATGGCCCTCGGAACAAATACCTATGAATTTTTCAACTATTTGGGTAAATTACCTAGCCCTCCAAAACCATTATTTGTGAATCCCTACCTAGAAAAAGGTTATCTTTATGAAACCAAGGTACCAGAGGATATGAAAATATGGTTTGACGAGAATGCCGGTGATTATTGTTACACGTATGATACAAAACGCACACTCGACGTGTCTGTCCGAAAGATGGATAAAGCGGTGTGTAGGAACTATTTGGATCACCCCTTATGGCCTGCTTGTGTCTCACTTCTGCATAAGAAGTGGGGCCCACAGCTAGCTGTTTCGCAGATGACTCCTTCTGAGATTATCCAAGATATGGATCTCACGAAGGCGCCTGGTTGGCTAGAAACACATCGTGGCTTTCGAACGAAAGGCGATTGTATTCTAGGTGGCTTGATTGATGAATTTATGGATTCAACGATTCTCAAAGAGATCCCGTTATGGAAGGTCTCTGGTAAGAATGAAATCAAGGAAACAGCGGTCTATGTTGGTGAAATGAAACAGAGAACGTTTATTATAGAACCCATGTCCATGTTGTGGCAGGATAAGAAAATTTTTGGTCGTCAAAATGAAGTAATCAAAGATTTTTGGTGGAGTGCGTATGGTTTTAACCCCTATTAAGGGGGAGTGAGCCGTATGGCAGACCGCCTGTTACGCTTTAAGAGATATTGGGAGTGGGATGTCAAAGGTTTTGACCGATTGTTTCCCCACATGAAAGATGTTCAAGACTTGAGATGTGAATCAATCCCTGATGATCCATTTAAACAATGGGTTGCTAGGAATAAGCAAATTAGTACAATAGTGTTGCCGAATGGTGATGTGGTAGAAAAGAGCTGGGGTAACAACTCTGGTTCTGGAACCACTACTGGTGATAATATTATTGGAATGTCTTTTCCTATCATCTTGGCTTTCCTTGAATTAGGGTTGAACGAGGTGGAGATTGATAGCATAGTAGAATGTTTTATATTTGGAGATGATGTATTGGGCGGCGATAATATCAATGTTTCCGATGAAGTTTTCAGAGAAGTTTTTGTTAAAACTTTCTCACTCTTTGGATTTGAATTTGATCCTTTTGTAATATCGCATAGCTTAGAAGGCATGACGTTTTTAGGATTTAGTTTACATGAGATAGAGCCAAGGGTGTTTGTACCAATATACAAGCTCCCTAGGTTGTGTTATTCATTTCAACATGCTCTCACGAAAGGAGTGCATATTGACAAAGAGTTATCGAAGATGATTTCGCTTATGCTTATGTCGGCAGGACATGGGGAATTTGTGTATAATCGGTTTCGCGATGCAATTGAATTTGCACTCGTACGTACCTCACATCCCTACGTTGCAAAATTATTCACTAAAGGACTTGAGTACAGCCTTCCAACATTTAAAGCAACCTTAGATTGGTATGCTGGAAACTTGGAGGGTTTGAAAAACTTTGAATTTCTTAGGAAGGAGGTTGGAATAAAAGAAATTTTATGTGATGTCGAAAGCAATGAAAGCACAAAAGCGAATAGAGAGACAAGCTCTAGCTGTGGGGT